AGCAACAGGATTGAGTTTAATATCAAAGACTATCGTTGTTTGGTTTACAAATTGGGATGGTAGTTTCAATTTACCTTTTGGTCCAGTTAATAGTTTCACATCTTTAATAGACCAAAACGGAAATACTATTGATGCTGCTGATTACAATTTAGTTGGTGGTAAATTCCCACAATTACAAAGACCATCATTTCAAAACTTAAAGGCTACTTATGTAGTAGGTTACGCAACAATTCCAACTGACTTAAAGATTGCTATTTTAGACCAAATATCTTATGACTACGAGAATAGAGGATTAGATGGAGATTCTGGTATTTGTGAGAAGTCTTGGAAAGCGTGTCAAAGATGGACAAGATTAAGCCCAATTTTATAATATGAAGTTAGGAAAAGCGAAAGCAAACTACGTTGATGCCAACACAATGACTCGTGAGGTTGGAATCTATGCTCCAACAAGGACAAGTGATGGTCAAGGTGGATTCACAACTACATTTGCCCTACAAAGTACAGTTTGGGGCGATTTAAGACCAGATAATCAAGTTCGTGAGATAGGAGAGTCGGAATTACAATTCGACCAAAGAAATAGGCTTTATATTCGTTTTGGGGTTAATATAAACGATTCGTACGAGGTTGATGTTGAAGGGTCAAGATATACGATACATTCAATTAAGAACGTAGAGAACCAAAATAGGTTCTTGGAGTTAATAATTTACAGATAATGGCATTTGGAATTAATTTAACAGGAATAAAGGAAGTTGAGAATGCCTTGAAAACAATGGACAAACATTTAAGGCAAGATGTAGGGGATGAGATTAATGCATCTGCTTTAAACATACAAAGTGGTGCAAAACGTTTAGCTCCTGTTGATTTAGGGTTTTTAAGGAATAACATTGCTTTAGTTCCTATTGGAGATTTAACATTTGCAGTGGAAGCAAAGGCTAAATATTCGGCATACATTGAATTTGGTACAGGAGGACAAGTTAAAGTTCCAGCTGGGTATGAAGACTTAGCAATGATTTTTAAAGGTAGAGGATTAAGAACTATAAACATAAGACCACAACCATTTTTAATACCTTCGTATGAAACGGAGAAGCCAAAATTAATACAAAGACTAAAAAAATTGTTAAATGCTAAATCCTAATATAGAAATAAAAAAATGGTTTTATACCAACTTAGCAAGTGCAAGTGGGTTAGTTGTTTACGATGGTTTTGCTCCAGAGGGTGCTGGTGATGAATATATTGTTATGACAGGTAGAACATCAAGTCAAGACCAAGGCAAAGCTGGTTATACAAATAGTATTACAATCGTAGTTGATATTATTACAAAAAATGCTAACTTTGGTTATAAACGTGCTGAAACAATAAGCGATTTAGTCTTGACTGCAATTAATTCTGACACCAATATAACATTGGCAAACGGATTCACGGCATCAAGTTTAAGTGTTGAAAGTGTAAGAAACTTAGATGGCTTAAACCCTTTAGATAACGTTTTTAGAGTATTAATAACATATAACATAATAATAACACAAATTTAAAATTAAATAAAATGCCAGAAACAAAAGTAAGCGCAAGAGATTATATTCTTTTAGCTGACATAAACAATGATGGAACATTCAAGCCTGTTGCTTGTTTGACTACCAACTCATTAACATCGACTAATGACACAATTGATGCAACATCTAAGTGTGGTAACGAGTACACTCCAGCTCCTTCTTTTTCTCAATCATTTGAGTGTGAAGGTTTTGCGATTGATGAAACAGGAGTACCTTCTAAAGATAGCTACCAACAATTGTATGCTGCTCACGCTGCTAAAACTTTATTCGCAATTAAGATGGGTAAAGCAACTCCTACATCTGGAGATATCACTTATGGTGGTGCTGGTCAATTAGTATTTATTAGCGATTTCGGTGTTACTGCTGATGATAAAGATGATGTTAAATTTACTGCAACTTTCGTAGTAAGTGTTCCTCCTATCACACAAACTGAAACTGTATAATAAATAAAAAACTATGTACGAATTAAAGACTGACAACAACACAATCCACCTAAAGTGGGGAACTTGGGCAATGAAAAGGTTTTGCGAATTAGAGAACAAAAATCTAATGCAATTAATTGAGGTTTTATCTGGAGGGATTTATGACTTAGATACAATCGTTCATATTGTTCAAGCCGCAGCAGAAAGTGGATACAAGAGCCTTAAAAAGCCTATTGACTTTACAGAGTTTGAAGTATGCGAATGGATTGATGAAGTTGGTGGGTTATCGGCAAAAGATGGACAATTGGTTGAGTTTATGAAATATATGCAAGACTCAATGACTCCAGATTTAAAGCCAGAGAAGCAAACGGATGAAAAAAAAAATTAGGGTTTTATAGTTGGGACTCAATAATTATTCTCGCTATTGAAGTTGGCTTAACGATTAACGAGTTTTGGCAATTGACGTGGCGAGAATTTTTGTTGTATAAAACGGCTTATCAAAACAAGGAAGTGAGAGAATGGGAAAGAACACGAATGGTTGCTTATTTGATTTATAAAGTAAATACAAGTGAGAAAAGTCCAAAGAGTTTAAAATCATTCTTTCCATTGCCAAGTGATGAACAAGAGGAAGATAAGCCGAAACTAACACAAGAACAATTGGCACGGACATTAAAGTTGTATGGAGTAAAATAATAAAATGGCACAAGAAACGTTAAAAATTACGATAACCGCAGACAATCAACAAGCGGTTAAGAATATACAAGAAACAGTAACCGCAACAACAAAGTTAGGTACTGCATTTAAAACGTTGCCAAGTACAAGCAATCAAGCTACAAATGCTTTATCAAACTTATCAAGGGTTGCACAAGATGCTCCTTATGGATTTATAGGTATTGCGAATAACTTAAACCCTTTATTAGAATCATTCCAAAGACTTAGTAAAGATGCTGGAGGTGCTGGTGGTGCTTTAAAACAAATGGCACAAGGATTAATAGGTCCAGCTGGTATTGGTTTGGCTTTAGGTGCAGTTTCATCTATTTTAGTTGCATTTGGTCCTAAAATTGGTGATTTTATATTACAAACAACTGAAGCAGAAAAAACACAAACTAAACTTAGTGATGCAATTGCAAAAGGTACAGGAGAAGCATTAGCAGAAGGAGAAAGATTAACTATATTAAGTTCGATAGTTCAAGATGTTACAAAAAGCACAAAAGAAAGAGAACAAGCATTAGAACAAATAAAATCAACTTATAAAGGTAACATTGAATTACAAAAGATTGATATTAATGACGGAGCTGCTTTAAGTAGTGTTTTAAATAATATTACAGAAGCGTTAAAGCGCAAGGCAATGGCTCAAGCATTTGCTGGTTTGATTGCTGAAGAAGAAGCTAAAAAAGCAAGATTACAACTTAGTAGTATTAAAGAAATGAGAGATGATGTAAGTGGTGTAACTGCTGCTTATGAGTTTTTAAAAGCATCATTAAAAAATGCTGGTAGTGTAATGACTGTTTTTGATTACAATACTCAAATTACAAATAAAGCATTAAATCAAAATAGTGATGCAATAAAAGATATTGATATTAATTTAGGTGTTTTAAATACTCAATATAAAAATGTAATTAGCGACCAAATAAAATTTGGTGATAGTTCTCAATTAGCAACAAACGCTTTAAAAAAACAAAGAAGTGAAGCGGTTGGGTTATCACAGGATGTTAAAGAAATGATATATCAATATCAACATTCTGTTCACGCAACAAGAGCGCAAAGAAGAACGGCAACACCTGTATTAAGAACATTTATAGATGCTCCAGCTGCAAAGCAAAATGTATCAGATAAGAATCCAGCTTTTATAAATGCTTACTTAGCACAACAAACAATAAAGAGCAAAGATGCTTTAAAGGCTTACAATCAACAATTACAATTAGCTGGAACAATTACTGATACAATTACTCCAGCGTTTGAAGCAATGTTTCAAGCTATGGCTAATGGTGAAAATATAGGTAAGGCATTAGAGGAATCATTTAAACAAATAATCATTCAATTAACAACAATGATTGTAAAGGCTTTAATATTTAAGGCTATTATGAGTGCATTAGGAATACCAACTATGGGTGGCGCTGGAGGTGGATTTACAAACTTTAATCCAATTGGTGCAAGTGGAGATGGTGGTGGTTTGTTTGTTCTTAGAGGACAAGATTTGTTATTGGCTACAAATAGAGCGCAGAAGGCATCTAATCTTAAAGGACAAAACATTAGTTTAGCATAATGGCATACGGATTAAGATATACGATAACGCAAGAGTTAAGAGATGGAACATCATTAATTGTTAAGATATACGAAAAAAGTTATGTTGGCGCAACTGTTACTCCATACATAGGAACAAACGTTTCTTTAGTTCCAAATGCTACAAATGAAGACCCAATAGCTTCTATTATATCTGCTCAATTAAATGTGTCTTTTATTATTTCCGACCAAGATGATTACAATAACTTTCCAGACTTATTAAACTTTGATGAAACAAAGTATTACGTTGAATTAGTTATTAATAGTGTAATTAAATGGAGAGGATTTTTACTTAATGATTACATACAAGTTCCATTTACAACAGGTAATCAAGAGGTTACTATGAATTGTATTGATGGATTATCATTTCTTAGATACATATACTACGATGGCGATGTTAATACAAATTCATTAATTAAGCTAATTGACATAATAGGCACATCTTTAAACGCATTGCCTTTTGATGATATGATATTTATTTATGCTTGTTGTTCTTATTATGCAGATGGAATGTTTGATAGAGGCGATGCTGGTGGAAATGAACCATTTAGTCAAACTTATCAATACAAAAGGGATTTTTACAAATTAGATTATTATACTATTTTAGAAAATATAATTAAGACATTTGGTTGTAGATTATTTCAAGCCAATGGAGATTGGTATATTTTACCAATGAATCAACAAGCTGACACAATATATTACACAAGATATGTTGTTGATGATGTGCCAACTGTTAGTGGTAACGGAGTATTAACTAATACAATAAACATACAACCTTATCAAGAGGGTAATGTTCATTTTGTAAATAATAACCAAACTAAAATTGTTAGAAAAGGTTATCCAACTATTGAAGCAACCTTGCCGTATGAATATGCTGCAAATTATATATATAATGGAACTTTTAAATTTACTACTGGTTCAGGTGCTTCGTTAAGAGCAAATGGATGGAGTGAGTTTGAATCTGGTACATCAAGGGCAACTTTAGTTTTATTACCAGAAGACCAATCAAATAGATACGAGGTATTTTATTTAGGTAGTGGAAATGCATATATTCAAAACTATTTTGCATTGCCTACTGCTTATGAATATTTACCAAAAATGTATGGAACAAGTGCAACTTTATTTTTTGAATATCAAGCACCAAGTCAAATAAGAGTATATATTACTGCATTTATTGGTGGTGTAACTTATTATTTAAGAAGTGATGATATTTGGACTACAACTGTAAGTTTTAGAGATGTTGCTGGCTCTCCAAATTCTTATGCTAATAGGTCTGTTAATATTCCATTAGGATTTTCAGTTGAATTAGGTTTTCCTATACAAGGATTAATAGGAGTTAAGTTCGAGGCAGCTAATGGTGCAGCAGGTGGGTATATTAAAAATGTAAAATTAGCACAAGATGATACTACTATAAAAGAAGTTGTAATAACAAGAAATATTGGTTCTACATCTCAAATTGCAACAGATATAGATATTCCTTATAGTGCTATTTATCCAAGTCAAGGAGCAGCACCAATAGAAAATAATGTAGGTTTATTATTTGATGAAGATGGTGTAATATTAAGAGATTGGTATAGATATGGATATCCTCCAGAAGATTTTGGTATGTTGGCTGAATTAGTTATGCGACAATATTCTAATTTGTTAAATAAGAATATAGCTACTTTAGAAGGAGATTTAGGAGCAATAGCAGGAGCAAATGGTTTTATTTATCTTGATAAAACATATACAATACAAGATTCAAGCACTAATGCTTTGTCTTATAATAACAAGAAGTTTTTAATAAATAGGCTTACATCAACACCATATTTAGATGAGACAAGCCAAATACAACTTTTAGAGATTACAATGGTTGATAATGCTTCAACGGCTACTGTTGATTATATTGGGGATGTTACCATAGAAACTCCAAAAAGATATTTTAATAATGCGTAAATTTGTAATATGGCAGCAGTAATTGGAAATAATGTGATGCTTTATTGGCATAGGACAGATGTTGACCCAGAGGTCGATGTTGCTTTTGCGTGTAGTACAACTTGTACTTTTAATGTAAGTGTAGACCAAAAAGAAGTAACAAGCCAAACAAGTGCTTGGTTTAGAGAATTTAAGAACGATGTAGCTACTTGGAGTGTAAACTGCGATGGGTTAATTACTTTGACTGGATTTTCTTATTTGTTTATGTTAGAAAAACAATTAGCCAGAGAGCCAATAGAGATTAAGTTTGTGGTCGATAATGGAGTTGATGGTTTGGTTATTATTAACGGAATTTGTAATATATCAAGTTTAGCAATAAACGCACCACAAAAAGATGTGGCTACATATAACGTAAGTTTACAAGGTAGCGGAGCATACAATACAACAGGAACAAGTGTAGACCCAGAAGGAGTTATTATAGTAGGTGCAAACCCTGTCAAGACTAAAGGTTACACGGCATCTGGTGGCGAAACATCAATTACATTTGCTGACACGATTGGTTACAATTGTCTTTACGTTTCAAGAGGTGGTGTGGATGCACAAAACATTTTAACAAGTGGAGTTCCAACTGGCGATGATGTAAAGTTTGTGAGTGCGACAGGAGTTCTTACTTTTGGTAGAGCATTAGCAGCTGGGGAATATATTAGAGGATTATTTCAATAAAATATTATGAGTCAATTACAAGTAACAGGAGAAGCGAAAATAAGGGATTTACAAGGTCCAGTAGTGGCTAATAGTGGAGTTATAACCGCTTTAGATGGCGATGCTTCTCAATATGTACGAGGAGATGGTACTTTAGCGGATTTCCCAACATCAACAGGAGGGGGAAGTTCGGTATCTTATTATCTTAATTCAAGTGTAAGTCAAGGTACAATCGGCGGGGTTGCTTATAGACAATTAGGCAAAACACCTATTGCTGGTGCTGGAACTGATATAGTTATTTCGGCTAATGGATATGTGGCGAGTTACATAACCGATGCAAATGACCCAGCTTTATTAGAAGTACCAGCTGGTAACTTTAATTGTGAGTTTTATTTTAGTGTAAACTCTAATAATCACAATCCTTATGTTTATGCAGAGGTTTATAAATATGATGGCACAACTTTTTCTTTAATAGGTACAAGCGTTGGAGTTCCAGAGTACATTAATCAAGGAACTGTAACTAATCCTTACTATTTTGCAATTCCTGTTTCTCAAACTGTTTTAACTATAACTGATAGAATAGCAATAAGAATATATGTAAACGTAGATGGTAGAGTTGTTACTTTGCATACCGAGAATGGTCATTTGTGTCAAGTAGTTACTACTTTCTCTAAGGGATTGACTTCGTTAAATAACTTAACAAGACAAGTACAATTTTTAGGCACAGGAACAAGCGGAACTGACTTTAACATATCAAGTTCAACGGCTACCCATACTTTTAACCTACCTATTGCTTCGGCTGCAAATACAGGTAAACTAAGTTCAACGGATTGGTCAGTATTCAATGCGAAACAAGCTGCATTGTCATTTACTGCTCCTTTAGTTAACACATCTGATACAATATCAATACCTGCTGCTACAAGTTTAGTAGATGGTTATTTAGATAACTTAGATTGGACTAAATTCAATACTGCTTACAATGATTCAATCATAAGTGCAGCGGTTACAGGAACAACAACTAAGACTTTAACTTTAAATCAACAAGATGGCGGTACAATAACTGCTTCTTGGACAGATGATAATACAGATGCAGTTACAAGTGTATTTGGTAGAACAGGTGCAGTTGTAGCTACAAGTGGCGATTACAATACATCACAAGTAACTGAAAATACAAACCTTTATTTTACGGATGCAAGAGCAAGGGCAGCGATTAGCTTGACCACAACAGGTACAAGTGGTGCAGCTACTTATAACTCAACAACAGGAGTGTTTAACATTCCTAATTACACACCTGATTTAAGTGGATATGTTCCAACAAGTAGAACTATAACTATTAACGGAACTTCATTTGATTTAAGTGCGAATAGGTCTTATAGTGTAGGAACAGTAACAAGTGTTGGATTATCTTCTGCAACAAGTGGAGTTACTATTGGTTCAAGTCCTATCACTACAAGTGGTACGATTACTTTATCTATTGCAACTGCAAGTGGTTCACAAAATGGGTTATTATCAAGTACCGATTGGACTACGTTTAACAACAAGCAGAATGCTTTAACTAATCCAATTACAGGAACGGGAACAAGGGCAATTAATTATATACCTGTTTTTAGTGTTAGTAGTAGTTCAATAGAAAATAGTGTATTACAACAAGTAAACGGCAATATAGGATTAGGAGTTACACCGAGTGCTTGGAATACAGTTACTGCATTTCAAGTTGGTTCAACAAGTGTAGGTGGATATAGCAATACAGGATATTTAAATGGTAATGCATTTTTTCAAACATCTTGGAAATATATTAATTCAAGTTTTGCTGCACGATATGAAATAAATTCAAGTGATGCAGGAATTCATCGTTGGTATACTGCACCTTCAGGAACGGCAGGTAATTCTATTACATTTACCGAAGCAATGACCTTAACGGCAGCAGGTGAATTATTAGTTGGAACTCCAACAAGAGTTACAGGCTTATCAGGTTTTACTCAATTTGAAGTTTCAGGTTCAGAAGGTGGTATAACTATTAACTCAAATACTACTACTGCTAATAAGTATTCAAGATTAATGTTTACTAAAAGTGGTGCAACAGGTAATGAAGGATTAATACGTTATAATGTCAATGATTATCATATGGCATTTTGGACTAATGCTACTGAGCAAATGCGTATTTTTTCTAATGGAAACGTAGCAATTAATACTCAAACAGACTCAGGCTACAAGTTAGATGTAAATGGTACAGGAAGGTTTAGTGGTGCATTGACTGGTACAAGTGCTACGTTTAGTGGTAATGTTGGTGTGGGTGTTTCATCAATAACCAATCCCGTAGGATTTACAAGAGTCTTAAACATAGGTGGTTTGGATGCTGCTTTAGTGTTATCTAATACAGATGGCACTGCAAAAAATTGGACTTTAGGAGCTTTGGCAAGTGGTAGTTTAGGATTATTTGATGCTTCGGCACAAAGATTATCTATATCTTCTACAGGTGCTGCTACATTCTCAAGTAGTGTAACTGCAGGTAGTGAATTTATATCATATTCCGGTATTACTATGGATGCTGGAGGTGGAACTATTAGAGGTGGTTTAACTATTAATTATTCAACTGGAGAATTTAAATCATTTTGTGGAGTTGCTGGTAATACATATTTTCAAACATTTAATACTAATGGAACCGAACGAATGAGAATCACATCTGGAGGTAACGTATTAATAGGCACTACAACAGATAGTGGATATAAACTTGATGTAAATGGTACTGTTCGTTCAACAGGTGGTTTCTTTGATACTTCGGATAGTAGATTAAAGATTCCTGTAAAAGATTATGA